AATGGGGGTCGCCGATTGGCAGCACCTGCCAGATGCCGTCACGCCTGGCCGGCTTCTTGACCGCCGGCACTCGCAGCTTCTTCGCTGCCGCCGCGATCATCGACTCGACGCACTCCTGCACGCTGGGGCCAGCTTTGGGCCGGAGTCGCACGAACACGCGGTGGAGTTCGGTGACGGTCGTGCCGCCCTCGCCGTCGGAGGTGCCAACCTCCCACTTCGTGGCCTCTGACGCCGCTACCTCGTAGCGGGTCAGGTCGGCCTCAATGTGCCGCAGGAGGTCTTCCACGGTTTTGATGCGGCGGCTCGTGCTCTTGGCCTCGAGCACGTCGCCGTCCTGCCGCTGCGTGACCTGCTCCGACGAGGCCGTCGGCGACGGCTCCGGCAGGGCAGACGCCACGGCAGCCTTCAGACCTTTGCCAGCCATGCACGCACTCCTGCGACACCGCAGATCGGGATGCCGCGCGCGCGGCAGTTGTCCACCAGACTGATCGCGAGCGAGAGGCAGGAGGCTTGCAGTTCGCCGGCCAGCCACGCCTTCTTAATGTCTTCGATCTCGTCTCGCTGCGTGGCAGTGAGGCGGTCTAACCAGTTCGGTGGCTTCCGCTTCTCGCAGGCGCCGGCCGCGACGGCGTCACGAAGGCTTGACGAGCCGGTAGCCGAGGGAGTGGAGGACGCGGGCGAGATCGCGGCCGACCTCGGTGATGGTTTCTTCTGACATTTGGGGGAAGGCACAGTGAAGTCCCTCGTGCAGTTCGGTTTCAAGGCGGGAACGGCCTTTCAGCCTCGAGTCGATCAGGACGCGAGGCTTCATGCCGGGGTTCTTGGAGTCAGGCAGATACGCCCACCCGGCCGCCTGTCCGCGCAGGCGGGTATACCGCCAATGCCAAACTGTCCCGGCGATCGTGAAGTGGTGGTCATCGGCTGCCATAGCAATAGTCTACACAAGTAGACTAGCAGCCCGCTAGGCAGTTTGCGGAGGCTCGCTATCTCGCCCAAGCAGCCTATCCGAGAGCCGGTTTAAGGCGGCCTGCCTGGCGGCACAACCGCAGTCCTTGATGCCGACGGCGTTCGCCACCCGCTGGACGCGCTCCTTCGTGATGCCGACCGACGAGAGGCCGGCGGCGACGAGGTCGCCGAGGCCGGGCAACGGCTGCTCCCGCAGCAAGCGAACACGGCCTGCGACTTCCTGCGGGGTGAGCGGGCGAGCGGGCGTCATGTTGTCGTGATATTCACTGCGACGCGAATAGGACACTGGTTCAGCGGCTGGCCCGTGGCGTAGTCCAGGCAGACCACACCCGCCAGCGTTGCGGTATCAAGCACCGGCAGACCGTTGTTGTCGCAGAAGTCGATTATGGACTCGTGCTGGTAGGAAACTGCATCGCCTTCGGCAATCGGGCCGTCGGGGGTCTTGAGAAGAATGAACCCGCCAAACGAGACGTACCACTTGCGGCCGGTGTTATCAACGCTTGGCCCGCAGGCAAAACTCGCCTGAAACGAGGCGATGCCTTGAATGACTAGGGGAAGCTGCTCGTCGTGAATCAAGCTGAGTAGGTAGCTTGTAGTCTCGTCCCTTCTTTCACACAGGGCGAGGCTCAATCCGCCGTCGGTGCGAGCATACGGGTGCGTGAACGTCAACGTGCCATCGCGCGTCCCGTAGAACGTGACAGAAAACCCAAGATTTTCTGGGCAGTCGCCGCACACGCACTGCGCACAGCAGCACTCCTGCTCCGTGCCAACCTTGCCATCGCGGAGAACGGCCTTGCCGCCCTGGAGCGTGATCTTTGTCATGGCGACGCAGTCGCTGTTCCGCAGGATGTGATGTCAAACCACTTCATGCTGCCACCGTAGTGGCCCAGCAACTGGCCGTCGGTGGCCGCCGAGGCGAAGCCATTCTGCTGCGTCAGGTCAACGAACACGAGGTGCCATGTGTTTCCCTCAGACGCCAGGCCAACCTTACACGGCGAGCCAGGCTGCGAACTGACTCCGAAGATGTGATTGATCGCAGTGGCAGTTGCGGAGCCGCCGAAGTTGACGAACGTCACGAGGTGCGGCGTGTTAATCGCCCACGAACCGGTGAATGTCGCGAGGCGGAAGCCCGCACCGCGCGGCCGCTGCATATCCTGCAACCGCGTCTCGACCCGAGTGATATCTGAGCCGTAAGGCTGCGCCTCGACGCGGCCGACGACCCGGCGAATATCGCCGAGCAACTGCGGGCCGATGAAGTATTTCTGTGTGCGGGCCATTTAGTTGCCGATGCCGCGGAGGGCAAATTGCTTGAAGTCGTGCTCGTCATAGATGCGGTATCGCTTGATAATGACCGGCGGGTTGGCGGCGCCGTTGCCGAAACTCTTTCTCGGCGTGCCGTCCTCGTTGAGCGGTATCGGCTGGGCTGATGGCAACTGACTGCTGCCGCCGTTCTCGTACTCAAAAACCTTGACCATCGCCCGCACTCTGTCGCCGACGGCAATCCCGTCTGGCAGTTGCTCGACGGGGTCGTCAATGATTTTCCCGGCGTCATGCTTGAGCGGCTGCCCAAAGATGTCTTGGTCTGCGTTGGCGCCGGCCGGCACGAACGCCAGAACATTGAACCCAGTCTCCGGCACGGCGATGTCCCACCCCAAGGACGCACCGACGACCGGGTTGCCAAAGCCGTTCCACAGCCCTTCAGTAAAGTTTGTGCGATAAGCAAACTCGTATGTGACCACCCATCCCTTGTAGAGCCTGTCTTGCCAGAACTCCGCAACAGGTTCCGATGAGATTCCTCGCAGCATCAGCGTGTGGGGGGGGCATCGCAGCCTTCCGATGTCAAAATCCGCGTTGTTTACGTTGCCGACATATGCGGCGTGCCTGGTTGGATCGCTGTCCTCGAAATGCTTCACTGAAATCGTCACCATCGGCTCGTATTTGGCAATCGAGTCAAAACGGTCGCCGGCGGCATTTCGCGGGACTGCACGGTTGCCGACGGCAGCGCCCAGAATCGGCGACACCGGCTGCCATGTGTAAACCGGAACCTCGATCAGCGACGAACTGATCGACCAGTCCGCGGGCCGCACGTCTGGCGGCTGAGACTTCGGGTCGCCGCCGCCGCCAGACGAGGACGAGCTTGGCGTGGTCTGGTACTGAAACGTGACCAGATACACCATCCGGCTGTCGCCGTCGTACCGAATGTCGAACGACGTGCAGTAGGTGCCGAGGCTGATGGGGTGCTCGTCGCCGATGCTGACGCCGCACTCCTGCTGCGGGTTGATCGGCTGACCAACGCTCTCCATCAATATCCGAAAAGAGCGTGTGGCCGTGTCGGCCAACTGTCCCTCGTTGCTGGAACGAGAGAACTGCGCGCCGGATGAAATCTCAGATACTGCCTTGGCGGCCATCGCTATCAACCCTCGGTGATGTCAACGCGGAGCCGGGCGCCGGCGACGCCCGTGGCCTGGTACGTCGTCCCGCTCGAGAGCCGCAGGATCGCCGGCTCTCCGGCCCGCAGAGTGGCGAAGCCAACGAACGACCCGCCGGCCGCGATGCCGATCGCGGCTGTCTGTACCGTGCTGGTCGAGAGGTTCTGGAGGAACGCCAGGCCGACGCTCGACAGGTTCGCGGTCGAGATGCTGACGGCGTTGGTCGAGAGCGTCAGCGTCTGGGAGAGCATCCCAGTGTTCGTCATGTTCGCCGTGACGCCGTTGGCGTTGACGGTGTTGGACAGAAAGCCCTTCGAGACGCGGTAGGTGATGCTGTAGTTGATGTCGGACATGGTGGTTCCTTAGTTGGCTATGTCTGCGCCGCCTTCGCGGGCGATGCGGACAAGTTCGTCAAGTGACTGCGACTGCTTCTGAAGTTCCACGAGGTTCTGGTCGCGGGCCGAGTCGTCTCCCCGCAGGAGGCGGTTGAGTTCGCGCGAGCCTTCGACCGTCGAAACGTCGGTGGCCTGGAGGGCGGCACGGGATGGGCCTTGGATGACGGCGTTCGCGACTTGGTCGGCGAGGCCGAAGATGGCTGGGGCGATAGACCTTTGTGCGTCCTCGATCAGCCGGCGGCGGTCTTTCTCAAAATCATTGCGCGCTGCGTTGAGTTCTGCGCCCGCGTCCTGCGGCCTTCCTCCAACCCCGTCAAGGATTCCCTCGACGTTGTCATCAAACGCGGACTCAAGATCACGCAGCCCTTGTGCCAGGTCGCGGCCAGCCCTCTCTGCCGGCGAGCGGCCAAGTTCCCGCCCTCTGGCGATTGAGTCCTCTCGCTCGCGGCGAGCAGCCTCTTGTCGGTCAAGTTCGTCGGCCCTGGCCGCGGCCGCTCGGCCAGACGGGCTGGCCTCAAACGCGCGGTCAAGCCGCCCCTGAGCGCGGTCGCGGTCGCGGCGAGCGTTGTTGGCCCCAGCCACGTCCCCCGATCGCTCGGCCTGATCCAGCCTCCGCTGGGCATCATCCCGGTCGCGGATGGCTTGCTGGGCTTCGTCGCCAGCCTGCCCCGCAATCGCGTCTCGCTCGAACAGTTCCCGCCGCAGGTCATTCTGCCGGCGAACGCGGTCGCGGCGGTCTTCGGCCGCCCTGGCGTCGGCCTCCGCACGCTCTCGCTGCCTCTGGGCGGCGTCGGCGTCGCCGGGGAATCCCAGGCCGGCTTCGGCGAGGCCGCGCTGGCGGTTGTCTTCGCGGCGGGCCTGGTCGGCGCGCCCGCGGCCCTCGCCGGCAACGGTATCGGCCAACTGGTTACTGACGCGGTCGAGGACGGCCGAAAACGCTTCGACGCTGCTGGCCGCCGACCGAAGGGCCGATGCTTGCTCAAGCAGCGCCTGCTGCTGCGCGAGGAGCGACTGGCGAACGCCGTCGCTCGACGCCGTCTCGAGTTGCTTGACGATTGAAGCCAACTGTTCGGCCGCCCTATCGGCCTGCCGGCTGATCTCTCCTTGTTCAGCGCCCGCGCGACTCAGAGACTCTTGCGCCTGCGTAAGCGCATCGGATACCTGCTTCGCGCCCTCCAGTATGGATATCGAGAGAGCGTCACTGGCCCTCAAGACAGGCGCCTCCAGCGAGGCGATCAGTTCCTCGAGTTGCCGAATCGACTCTGCAACTCGAGCGTCTGATTCGCCAAAGCCGCTCGCGATCAGGGCATCTCGCTGCGCAACTAGCGCGTCCCTGATCTCTGCGGGCGACCTCGCCGCCCCCGCCTGCCCGGCGCGGCGGCGGGCCTCATCAAGGACTGCAAAGTCTCGCGGCGTAACAACCTCTTGCCCGCGAGTCACTCGCTCAAACAACGAGTCGCCGCTCTGGTTGATGGCCGCAGCGGCTTGCGCCCCAGAGGCGGCGCCCCTCGCCGCCGCCGCCGCCGCCGCCTCTCGCTCCCTGCGCTTGGACGCCTCGATCTGCTGCTGTAGCGCGACCCGGCGGCCGATGTTATCCTCTTCCTCAAGCCGGCGCTGCAAAGACCCTTGCGTGGCGCGCTCACGCTGAACAGCCGGATCGATGTCAGCAACCCTGGCGTCCCGCAGTTCCTTCTGCTTCTTGATTAGTTCATCAAGCTCTTTCCTGAACTCATTTGCCCTCGCTGCCGCTGGAGAGAAGGCGCCGCGAGTCAATGAATCTCCGAGCGAGCGAAACGCCTGGGCAAGTTCTTCAACGAGGCTTTTTTGCCTCGCCAAAGCGTCGTTCAGCGTCTTCACCCTGTCTTGCGTTTCAACATTTTGGTTTGCGAACTTAATGAAGGCGACAATAGCCTGCGATGTAAGCGCTGCGGCGATACCTGCGACCAGTCCGGTCGTTCCTCCGAGGATGAAGCCAAGTTGCGAGATATTGTTGCCGGCCGCGCGAATGCGTTGATCCAGGCCGCCTGTGACGCTGAAGAAGTCCTCGAACGCAAAAGCGGCTTGCTGTGCTGCCAGCCCGATGTTCCCAAACGCGCCGCGCGATATGTCTCCAGCCCTTTGAAGCCGAGTGGCGAGAGTGCGCGGACTGATCCCTGCCGCCGCCGCGGTCGCGCGGACGGCGTCCTGCGTCAGTTGCTGAACGACTCTGCGGGTCTGCTCCGTCTCAAGCGTGCCACGCTCCATTGCGTCAGCGATAGCATTGCGCAGGTTGTTGAAGGCCACGACCGCCGGCCCTCGCGCCGCCTGCGACGTGCCGGCAAGGGTCTGCTGGAGCAGTTGCAACTGGGCCGTATAGCCGCCGAGTGCCTGCTGGTTTAGCCCCTCCTCGATGCCGCGCAGCCCCGCGCCGCCAAAGGACTGCCGGAAATCAAATGCTGCTGATGCCCGCCTGGCAGCCGCCTCGAGTCGCTGGACGCGCTGGGTGGCGTTCTCGATGGCCTGGACGGTCGCGGCAGGCGAGTTCTGCAACCTCACCAACTGGGCCTGCGCTCGCTGCAACTCAGGGATGAACCGTGTGCGGATGGAGTTCGGGAGAGTCTCGAGTTGCTGACGGACGGCCCCGACGCGAGTCGCCAGGGCATCGATGTCTCGCTGTGCCTGGCCGAATCCAGCCCCCGGAGACGAGTCGATTCCTATGTCACCAGTCAGCTTGGCAACGCGGCTGCTGGGGTCGGCGTCAGCCGCAGCCTTGGCGGCCCTCTGCCTCTTGATTACCGCGGCAATCTCTGCGTCCTCACGCGCCTTCGCGTCGGCGGCCAACTTATCTTCGATCTGCTTGTTGCCCTGCTCTTTCTTGATCAGCAGAGCAATCTCCGCGTCGGCGCGCGCCTTTGCGTCGGCGGCCAACTGATCTTCGATCTGCTTGTTTCCGCGCTCTTTCCTGATCAGTAGAGCAATCTCCGCATCGGCGCGCGCCTTCGCGTCTGCGGCAAGCTGGTCTTCGATCTGCTTTCTGCCGCGCTCGCGCTTGATCAAGGCTTCAACGTCGCCGCCAGCGCCCCCTGCCTGCGCTCGCTCATTGACTTTATTCAGCGCCTCCACCGAAACGCCTTGCAGCGCTATCAGCCTGCTTAGTTCACCCCGCGCTGCCTCAAGCTGCGATGTGTCCACTTGCGGGGTGAGGCGGATGCTGTTGATCTTCGCGGCGGCCTGCGTGATGAGTTCGTCCAGGCGAGCCACGTCGCGGATTTGATCGCCGAGGCCCAGGGATGCCGATAGCCCCCTGCGGCCAACACTGGACACTACCTCTGGGGAGGCAGCTTTTCTCCGCGCCTCTGCGCTCGCCTGGAGCGCGGCGAACACGCTTGGGTCGGTGAACTGGAGTTCGTTTCCGCTTGGCGCGCTGGCGGTGATCTGCTGGGCCTGCCTGAGTTGTTGCAGCGCCGCAGAGACGCGGCCGATGCGTTCGGCCGTCTTCGTAAACGCCTTCTCGCTGACGCTTCCAGACCGGGCCAAAAGATCATTTAGGCCGGCGGCCCGGCGCTGTGCTAGATCAAGAGCCGGCAAGAACGCGGCCTGCACCTCTGCCGAGAGTCCTTCAAACTGCCGCGTCGCTGCGGCCAGCGGCTTGTTGATGCCCTCGGCGACGCTGACGGCGCGCTGAATCTGCGCAACCTGTTTGCTGTCTATCAGATTCAAGCCGCGGCCCGCGACGAGCGCCCTCTGGATGCGCTGGAGCGGGGTGAAGATTCCGTTGAGGCTCGCCTGGGCGCTCCTCGAGGCGCCCGCGATCTGCGACTGGATGCTGTTCGCAAACCGATTTACGTCCCGCGTGCTGCCTTGCAGCTTGCGAGAGAGGTCGGCCGTGCTGGCCGTGACCAGTGCCGAGATTTTGCCGATGTAGCCGTTCGCCATCCCTGGCACCTACTGCTTCAGTTTCGCCAACTCAGCCCACATCTGATCCGCCGTCTGGTTCGGCTTCACGGTCGCTGGAATGAACACCGACTCCTCCGGTATGTCATTCCGCTTGTAGTTCCCGCTGGCAGCCATCACGATCCGGCAGAGCCGTGCGGTCTGCTGCCACGGGTCTGGCAGCGGCCACCGCTGATCGAACGCATACCACTCGCTCAGTTCCTCGCTGTCTGTATTTGCCAACAACTGGCGAACCGTCATCCCGAGGGCCAGGGCTAGGCGGAAGTAGAACCGCCGCTCTGGCCGTCGGGCGAACCTTCCCCCAGGCTCTCGACCGCCTCGTTCGTAAAGGCGTTGTGCTTCCAGGCCGCCTCGAACGCCTTATTGATCGAGGTGCTGGACTTCTTGCCGAGGATCGCGATCTCGCCGTCCTCGAACAACCGCTCCCCCTTGTCATCGCAGAGCGACAGGACGAGAAACCTCGCGCGGAAGTTCTTCATCTTCTGCTCCGAGTACGCTTCCTCGAACTGATCTCGCTCGCTGCCAGTCAGGGTGCGGATGTAAACCGTTCCGCCCCACTCGCTGGTCATGTCAAGTTCAGCGAGCTTGAGGTCGTTGGCGGAAATAATCTGAGACTTACTAAGAGGCACGGGATTTAACTCCAGCGGTGAAATGGAAACGAGAAAGATACTGGCAGGCACTCGAAAGGATTCTCTGGCTGTCGCGGGCAAAGCCGAGCATTGCGTTGCACTTTGTGCAAAGAACTCCGCGAGGCGCGCCCGTTGCGTGGTCGTGGTCAAGGTGTTTGTGAGGGCCGTCTATCGACTGGTCGCATATCTCGCACTGCGTGGTGGTGTCGATTTTGTCGAGCCACTCGTCCGTTAGCCTGTACTTGACGCACCGAACACGCCGGCGGTTGCAGTCCTTGCAGGCAGGTGCCAGGGTCGTGGACACTGACCTGTTTCGGTGATACTTCGATGCGGGCAGGTTCTGGCCGCAGGCCGAGCACTCTTTGAACGACGGCGGCTGGATGGCTTGCTCAATCCGCTGGAGGCAGATGCCTCTTGTGCAGCTTTTGCAGTAAGACTGGAGGCCAGTGGTCGAGGACTTGTTTCGCGCGTATTCGCTGGCTGGCTTCACTTCCCCGCATCGCACGCACTTCTTTTCCTTTGCTGGCGGGCGAGGAGACTCAGCCATCTTCTTGCGGCGAGCCTTATCAGCCTCTGACAAGCACACTCGGCAGTAAATGCTCTTTCCGTCAGTCATGGCGCGGTTGGTGCTGAAGGCGTCGAGATTCTTCTCGGCCTTGCACTTGCTGCACGTCTTTGTGTCAGCCACCAATCGCATCGGTGCTCCTTTTAGGTGCTGTTATCAATCACGAAGTTCAGAGTGCCGCGGAGAAACTCCCCCACGGCCATCTCGCTGGTGGCCGACTGCAACACGGCCTTCTTGCTCACTGACATATTGGCGTGCGAGATGACCAACTGGCCCGACAGGCCGCTGATCGCCATCGGGGCCGGTGTGCCAGCCAGGCGGATGTAATCCACCTGCACGGTGGCCGGCGACGTGATGTCGCCCGTGCCGACCATCCGCCGCGTCCCGATCGGGTCGCTGGCCCCCGTCATATCCACGACCTCGGCCTCGGCCTCTTGCACAGAGATCGAGGTGTAATGTGCCGAGAAGCCGGGGAACGTAAAAGTCGCCCCCTGCGACGAGATCGCCATCTATGCCTCCAGACGAGGCGTCAGGTGAGGCGGAACGTCGCCGAGCCTCGGACGAAGTCGCCCACGCTGCCGCCGATCGAGGCGTTCGAGACGGTCGCGTTGCCGCTGAAGGAAAACGGCCCGCTGATCGCCAAGGCGCCGGACGCGCCGGCGGTGAGGATCGTGGTCGAGATGTAATCGATCTGCACCTCGCGCTCGGTGGCGAAGCCGCCGATGAAGATGCGGCGGGCATTGGGGGCCACGCCGAGATGGGTCGCGTCGAGGAGGTCTTGCGTGTCATTGACCTGAACGCTCGTGACGGTGACAGTCGAGCCGCCGAACGTGAACGTGAGTCCCTGTGCCGAAACGCTCATCTGGTTGCGCCTCCTTGCGCGGTTGTCACGACCAGTCGGCTATGTGGCCGACTCAGTCCATCTGATCTGATACAGTTGCCGAGTTTCGTAGGCCGGCGGCAGTTGTGCTCCAACCGCCGACGGGTCGAGGTAGTCGTCCGTTTCGGACACCAGCCTCATATCATGTATTGTACAGCCGGCCAGAGTCCCGATGTAACCATTCAGGGACAGCCTGATCTCGTCTGCCAGGCTGCGGGCGTCGTCGTGGTACATCGCCCAGGCCGCGATCTGGAGGTTGACCTCCGGCATCAGGATCGGCCCGCCGAGGGAGTGCTGGCGGCTGATGTTGGCTCGCCGGTAGACGATGAACGGGAACTCGGCCCCCTTGGGGACGGCCACCGGGTAAATCTGAAACCCGACCAGCCGGGCCACGCCGGGGGACGAGGCGAGCCGGTGATAGACGGCGTTCTCCGGTGTGATCAGCATGGCTAGGCTGCCTGGATGCGGTTGATTTCGTTGCGGATCGCGTCGGTCAGGATGCTCAGTGAGGCACTCTTGGACGACAGGATGGCCCGCTCCATCGCGTGCGACGGCGGCATGGCCCCGTAGGTTTCGCCGGGAGCGATGGCTGCTGGGCCAAAGTCGTGCGGGTAGCCGCTACCTCGGCGGGCATCGCGCGTA